TTGCATCCGCGGGTGCCGGAACGCTTAGGTCGCCGCTCAGTGATTATCCCATAACAAAATTGGATTCCCGCCTGCGCGGGAATGACAACACCATGGCCGGGGCCGCAAACCCCGGCCTTTTTTTCGCCAAAAATCCGCCCAAAATCCAACCAAAAAACACCCCAAAATGACTGCCTGAAAAAACCTGTCAAGCAAAAAGAGGGTCAAAAGCCGGTAAAAAGAGGGTCAAAAGAGGGTCAAAAGCCGGCCGATGGCCCTTTTTTGCAGAAAACCGGGTGTAATGTATTCCCGCGCGCGCGAACAACCAGCGCCGGGAGTGAAAATGTCATACCCGGAACCCACACAGATCATGATCGGCGACACCATCACCTGGACCCGCCGGTCCGTCCAAGCCATCGAGATGAACGACAACGGCGTCCTGGAAACAACAGACATCAAGGCGTCCGACGGCTGGACGCTCAAATACGTGGCCGTCGGCAAGCTCGGCATCATTTCCATCACCGCTTCGGCCGACGATGACAACGCCGACGACTTCAAATTCACCGCCACCGCCTCCACGACCGGCGCCTACACCGCGGGCGACTATCAATGGCAGCTCGTCGCCACCAAAACCACCACGCGCTACACCATCGCCACCGGGATCGTCACCGTCTCCGACAACATCGCCGGGCGCTCCGCCNNGGATCGTCACCGTCCTCGACAATATCGCCGGCCGATCCGCCTTATACGACAACCGCTCCCACGCCAAAAAAGTCCTGGACGCTATTGAGGCCGTCATTGAGGGCCGGGCCAGCCAGGATCAAATGGGATACACCATCGCCGGGCGCAGCCTAAGCCGGACGCCGCTTCAGGATCTGATGCGACTGCGCGCCATGTATAAAGCCGAATATGATTCTGAAGTCGCCACGGCCGACATCGCCGCCGGGCTGTCCAGCAAAAACAAAATATACACAAGGTTTATTTGATGGGCGCAATACTTAATTATTTCAGGAAGCTCCAGCAATTCGGCCAGCCAAAGACTGAAGAACGGCCGGCGCCGGCCATTGACCTGGCGCAAATCATCCAGACGCCGTCGCGGTCCTTCGACATCGCCCGCGTGGATCGCCTGACCAGCTCTTTTCTGGCGCCGATTTCCACCGGCGACGCCGAACTGCGCAACGCCCTGGCCGTCGCCCGCGCGCGCAGCCGCGAGCTGGAGCGCAACAACGACTACGCAAAAAAATATCTGGGAATGTGCGAAATCAACGTCGTCGGACGTTCCGGCTTCACGCTGAAGAATATGGCCAAGGATCCGAACGGCAAACTCGACAAGACCGCCAATGATCAAATCGAATGGGAATGGTGGCGCTGGGGCCGCAAGGGCAACTGCACCGTGGACGGGCGCCTGTCCTTCCTGGGCGTCCAAAAGCTATTCATCCGCACCGTCGCGCGCGACGGCGAATTTCTCGCCCGCAAAATCCGCGGCTACAAAAACCCCTGGCGCTTTGCCTTGCAGATCCTGGAGGCCGACGTCCTGGACGAAACCTACAACCAGGAAGCCGGAAACGGCCGCAACAAGGTTCGCCTGGGCGTGGAATATGACGAATGGGACCGCCCCGTCGCCTATCACCTGCGCCGCAAACATCCCGGCGACGCCTACATGACCATCGCCGCCGGATCACCCGGCGAGCGCCTGCGCGTCCCGGCCGCCGACATCATCCATTGTTATATTCCGGATCGGTCCACGCAGGGGCGCGGCGTCCCGTGGATGCACACCGCGGCCCGGCGTCTCAACCAGGTCGGAGAATACGAATACGCCGAAGTCATCGCCGCCCGCCTGGGCGCCTCAAAAATGGGCTTCTACGAGAAAACCGACCCGACCGGCATGGGCCAGTACGTCGGCGACGAAAAAGACAGCGCCGGAAACCCGATCAGCCACGCCGAGGCCGGCACGTTTGAAAAATTGCCTCCCGGCTACACCTTTAAATCCTTTGAGCCAAACCACCCTACCACGCAGTTCGGCGCGTTTATCAAAGCCACGCTGCGCGGCGTCTCCGCCGGCCTGGGCGTGTCGTACAATTCGCTGGCCAACGACCTGGAAGGCGTCAACTACAGCTCCATGCGCGTCGGCGCCATCGACGAGCGCGACAACTGGAAGACCATTCAGGGCTGGATGATTGATGATTTTCTGGACCAGGTGTTCGGCGACTGGCTGGAAATGACGCTGCTGACCAATCGCCTGTCGCTGCCCTACAGCAAATATGAAAAATTCAACGCGCCGGACTGGCGCGGCCGGACATTCGACTGGGTGGACCCCACCAAAGACATCGAAGCGGAGCTGGCCTGCGTGCGCGCCAAGTGGAAGACCGAGCGGCAAGTTGTTCTGGAGCGCTTCAACATGGACCTGGAGGACCTCTACGCCCAGATCGCCGAAGACGAAAAACTGAAAGCAAAATACGGAATCCAATCCGACTTTGGCGAAGCCATCGGCAAGCTCACCGAGCAGCCGGCCGCACCGGCCAAACCGGAAGACGAAGGAGGGAAAAACAATGAGTAAGAAAATCAAGCAGCTATTGCGGACCATCAAACTGGGCGCCATCGACCGGGCCGCGCAGTTTGACGCCGGCACCATTGACGCGGACGCCCGCACCGTCGAGCTGTCGTTTTCCTCGGAAGAGCCATACGAGCGCTACTGGGGAATTGAAATACTGGGGCACGACCCCAATGAAGTGCGCCTGGGGCGTCTGAACAACGCCGGCGCGTTATTGATGGACCACAACACCAGGGATCAAATCGGAGTCATTGAGAAAGCCTGGATCGACTCGGCCTCCCGCAAGGCGCGGGCGCTGGTGCGCTTTGGGAAAAGCGTGCGGGCCAGTGAGATCCTCCAGGACGTCATCGACGGCATCCGGAGAAACGTATCCGTCAGCTACGAGATTTTAAAAATGAAGCTGATGAAAACCGAAAAAATCGATGGAGCGGAAGAAACCATCGACACCTACCGCGTCACCGACTGGGAACCGTTGGAAGTCAGCCTGGTAAGCGTTCCGGCGGACGCCACCGTCGGCGTCGGCAGGTCAGCGGACAAGCCCGAGAAAGAAATACCCATTGAAATCAATCAACAGGAGGAAAGAGAAAACATGGAAAAATGCAATATTTGCGGCGCCGATTTAGTCGCGGGGGTTTGCCCCGTATGCGCCAAGGCAAGAGAGGCTGCGCAGAAGCGCGCGCAGGAAGAATCCCGCGAAATCATGGCTGTCGGCAAGAAGCACAACCTGATTGACGACGCGGCCCGGTTTATCGCGGAAGGCAAAACCCTGGCCGAGTTCAAGGATTATGTCATCGACAAAATCGCCGCGCCGCACAACGACGTGGACACCGAGCACCGCAGCCCGGCCACGTCGCCCGACCGTCCGATTTACCTCGGCAGCCCGGCCACCGCGCTGGGCCAGCAGTTGATGGACATTCGGACCATGACGCGGCCCGATAAATTCAGAGACTCCGAAGTCTCCGCCAGCCGTTCCCGTCTGGAGCAGACCCAGCGGCGCCTGGAAAGCCGCGCCGCGGCCTCCGGCGGGTTTACCGTCGGCGTTCCGTCGGACGGCGGTTTCTTCCTGCAGGGCGAAACGTCAACGGAGCTGGTGACCAACGGCTTCAACAACTCCGAGATCCTGCCCCGCACGGCGGCCCGTACGCTCAATCCCGGCACGCAGTACGTCACCATTTACGGCATCGACGAGACCAGTCGGGTCAATGGATCACGCGGCGGCGGAATCCGGGTATATACCAATTCGGAACTTGGCGAGCTGACCGCTTCTAAAACAAAATTCTCCGAAATCCGCATCGAGCCGACCAAACTGACCGGCCTGTTTTACGCGTCCGGCGAGATGATGAGGAATGTGACGTTCATGGGCCAGGAAATTCGCCAGCTCTTTGGCGAGGAATTCGCGTTCAAGTGCCAGGACCTGGCGATTCGCGGATCCGGAGCCGGCGAAGCTCTGGGCATCCTCAACGCCAACGCTTTGATTTCCGTGGCGAAAGAATCCGGCCAGAAAGCCAAAACGATCAACACGATCAACCTGTCCAAGATGTGGTCGCGCGCATCGGGTAAAAATCCGGTGTGGTTCGTCAACCGCGACGTGACGCCGCAGTTGGACGAATTGTCCATCACCGCCGGCACCGGCGCCCTGGAGCCGCGTTTCGTTCAGTATGACGCGCAGGGCGTGCTTCGGATCAAGGGCGCCCCGGTCATCCAGATCGAGCAGTGCGAAACCCTGGGCACCGTCGGCGACATCATCCTGGCCGATTTCAGCCAGTACATCACGGCCAACAAGGGCGACATCATGGAAGCGATGAGCATCCACGTCGAGTTCCTGTACGACCAGGAAACCTACCGCTTCATCTACTACTTTGACGGGCAGCCCCGCTGGAAATCCCCGCTGAATCCCTACAAGGGATCTAACTCGGTCAGCCCGTTTGTCGCGTTGGCGACCCGGTCGTAATGTAGCCTGGGCCTTCAGGCCACAATTAACGTAGTCCGGGCCTTCAGGCCACAATTAACGTAGTCCGGGCCTTCAGGCCCGGCAGGAGACTTTAACCGCCCGGAAATGCCGGGCATGACATAGAGCAGGAGGTTTTAAGATGCAAAATTTATATCATGTTGTTCCCCTGATTTGGGCGCAAAGCAAGGACGGCGCCATCGCGTCCGACGTGCTCAGCCTTAAAAATTACAAACAGGCCGACTTATTTCTGATGATCGGCGCGGTCACGAAGGCCGCGGCCGTCACGATGAAAAAAGGCGTCAGCGTTTCGAGCTGCTCCACAGCTTTAGCTTTCACCCGATACTACAAAACGGGCTTCGTGTTGGATTACGACGGACCCAGCGATGACAAAGTCGAGGCAGCCGGCGCCGCTTTCACGGGAGCCGGCGGCGGCGCGGGCGTGGTTTACAAAGACACCGGCAGCCGGATTTACGGCTACGAATACAATGGCAAGACCTTCGTGGACAATGAAACAGTGACGTTCACATCGTCCGCCCGGACCGTTGTGGCCGACGGCATTCAGAAATACGAGGACATCCTCATTCCCATGACCGCCGCGTCCAACACGTTCGACATCGAAGCGACGGCCAACCGTCTCTATAAGGTGCCCATTTCCGCGGATATGCTGGGCGACGGTTACGACTGCGTCTGCATGAACATCGCCGACGCGGACACGACCCTTTATGCGGCCTGGGCCGTTCTTTACGGCGCACGCTATCAGGCGGAAATTCCTGAAACGGCGCTTTACGATTAACACGAAAAAAGGCGGGGCCTAACCGCTCCGCTTTTTTTAAAAGTCCTTTTTCAAAGGAGGAATAAAAATGAAAAAACGCTTTATAATCGCCTCGCTTTTACTGGCCTTGATTTTCCCCTGCCTTGTATCGGCAGACCTGATCAATGTCACCTGCGATGGCGTTGATGGAAACCTTGTGTGTCGGGACGTCAGCGGAAATATCATTTACACCATTGACGCCACCAATCGCAAACTCACTATTCCGTCCGGCAGCACACTGGAAGTTCTGGGAACGGCAAGCATTGTGGGCGGCGTGGATGTGGATGTGGCGGCCGCTAAAGATGTCAACATTGCAGGCGGCCAGGTAGCGCTGGTCAGCAAAGACAACGCGGCATCGGCTATCAGCCTCACCGCGAACATCGGCGCGATGGAAACCATCGTCGTGACCAACACGCAGGGCACGGCGGAAGGCGCGATCGCACTGACCGCGACGGCCGGCGGAATTGACGCAGACGCGGCAGCCGGAAAGAACATCGACCTCTCCGGCGGCCAGGTCCTGATTTCCTCCAAGGACAACGCGGCCTCCGCAATCGCATTGACGGCCAACACCGGCGCCAATGAAACCATCGTCGTGACCAACACGCAGGGCACGGCGGAAGGCGCGATCGCACTGACCGCGACGGCCGGCGGAATTGACGCAGACGCGGCAGCCGGAAAGAACATCGACCTCTCCGGCGGCCAGGTC